TGAAATCAGTCTTAACATTTTCAACTTGAGTAGATTCTAATGCGACATTAACTAGTGAACTTCTTCTTGGAGAAGCAACCAGCATACAGTCTTTTCTATCTTCACAAAGTAATACTAATTGATTTAAAATTGTGTTATGGTCTGCAATAGTGTCTTGTTCTGTTCCACTACCGTTATCTGTTCTTGTTGAACCAACTAAGACTAAAGAGATGTCTATTGTTTCTGCATCTCCGAAGTGTGTTGTGTAAGCGTCTGTTTTTTGTCCTGCAGTACCTAATCTTCCATCACTTCCACCACTAAATCCTGTTTGTAATGGTAATAAAGGTTGTCCGAATGCAGTTCCACCAGCAACTGTTGCAAGTGTTCTTGATTCTGTTGCAGATGTGTGAGTTGTAGTAGCGTTACCTGACCAATAAACATAGTCTGAACCTCTTGCGAGTACATCTCTGTAGTAGTTAGAACGACCTTGTTCATCTTTAGCATCTGATGCCATTGATAAGAACCCGTATGTTTCTAATACTTCGCCTGGAATTCCTGTTAATAGACCTTCTTCGTCTAAAACAACAATATGACACTCGTCATTTACTGCACCTACTTTAATTGCGTTTGCAGATGAGCCTGGTGCCTTATCGAATAAGTTGTGGAATTTCCAATATCTATCGATAGTAGTTCCATCAGGGACTGCAACTGTTAAACCTGTCTTTGTTGGTGTTCCTATAGTCTCAATTGTTAATGTTACTGCAGTCGGTGTTGTTAATACTTTATATTGTTGTGAGTGGTTTGCAAACTGTACTATGTCTCCAATTTGGAATACATTACTACCGTCTACCTCAACTGTTGTTGTTCCTACTGCAAGGTCTACTGCAGAATCTCCTGAAACACTGTTAACAGCGGTTACTGCATCATTGTAATATGCATTTGAAGAAGCACATACTTCTACTGAAAGTGAATTACCTAATGCTCCTGCATATTTTGATATAAATGTTCCTACCGTTGATGCTTGTGAACCGTCTCTATAATCTTCTATATATTGTTCATTATTTTTTAGTAGTTTAGACCCACCTAATGCGTTTGCAGAAAGTAATCCTGTTGAATTTAATCTTACCACTCTCAATGAAGAACCATATTTTAGGAAAGATTCTGCAGTGTAATAATCTTCTGAACCTGCGTCTGTATTTGCAGGGTTTCCGAACACACTGTTTAAACCTTTTGAATCTGAAACTGTTATTACTTCATCAACAGGGCCCCATTGAAATGAACCTGCGAAAGCACCTGTAGTGCTTGAAACTGCTGGTACAACATTTGTAAGGTCGACTTCTTTGACCTGTACGCCTGGTGATACTTGAAATGCCATACTTTTCTCCTGTTAATGTAAAAAGTTTGTTTTACTTGATATATTTATAACTTTAATAACTCTAACAAATAAATTAATTAAGAAATATTGAACCATCTATCCCCTGTAGAATCTACAAAAGTCTCGGGTTCATCATAAGAACCACTACCAAAATGACCTGCTGGTAGAATATCATCTTCTATCATTTTCTGTTGTTCCGAATACAGTAAGTCTTTAACTCTAGTATCTGTTAAGTGACTAAAGTATTCAGTTGTTATAAACCATGCAAACAATACATTGTTCATAACCAAATCATCATTATAACCTCTATCAGCCTCATATGAGTTACCTTTGATAACAAAGGTCATTAGTTCGGTTATAGTTGCTCTGTCTACTATATTTAGTCGATTCTCTTCTAGTATTTCTTTTAGAGTAGAACAACCAATTCTCTTAATTCTTTTATTCATTGTTACACCGATATCTTCTGCCTTAGTTTGTCCTTGTGTAAAGACACTAGGGTACTCTATATCATAGTGCAACTGTTGTGCAACCATTCCACCTTCAGCATTGTTTTCTATAATTACGAGTGCTTCGTTGTATGGTCTAACATATTTATTAATTATGTCTGCCAACAACATAGGTGATGTTGTGTTATTCCTATAAACCAATACTTGTTCAAATGGTTGGGTTGATACATCAAATATTGTAAAGGTAGAATAGTCCAATCCTTTACCTTGTGATACATCAACTGTACATATATAGTTATGATTTTCTATAGGTCTCTTATATAGACTTATTCCATCTTTAACCCAATCCGAATCTATAGATTTTAAACCTAGTAAAGTGTTTGAGTTAATAAGAGTCGACCCAGTTCCTAAGAATGAGTTACCATACTCCTGTTCAAACTGTGCTTCAGAAGTGTTTGCAATGGTCTCTTTCTTCCATGCTTCGTCTCTGCCTGGCACGTCATACCAGTTGATGGTGAATGATTTATATTCTGATTGGTCATGTATCGCACTCTCATATATCTTATGGAACATGTTACCAACACCATTTGCAGTAGAGGTAATAATAACCTTAGAGTCCTTACCCGAGGTAACAACGGGATATGTTGCAGTATAGAATGTCTCTGCATCATCTACGAATGCAAACTCATCTAAGTATAGCAAGTTAATTGACATACCACGAATTGAACTTGAAGATGTTGCGGCCGCAACGACTTTACTATCATTTGCAAATTCTATAGAACCTTTGTTAAGAATCTTAACTCCTGGCTGTAAAAAGAACGGAACAGATTCCAACATAGTAACAAGACGAGCAATCATCTCTCTTGCAATTGCACCTTTGTTAGCAAGGATTGCAACAGTCACTTCGGGGTGAAATAATAGAAACCATAATAGATATGCACAAGAAGTTATTGATTTACCACTCTGTCTACTTGCAAGGACAACACTAAAACGAGAGTCGTTGTAGTGGTTAATTAACTTATCTTGATACCCACGAAGTTTGAAAGGAACCATACCTTCGTCTAGTGAAATAATTTGTGTATAGTTTTCTATGAAATGACAAGGGTTTTTAGAACATTTTAGATATTCATCTAATTCTTCTTTTGCGTATTGAGTTTCAATACCTGCTCTTTTGATAAGATTATTTCCAAGATAACCTTCATTCTTATTAACCGTCATCTTTTTTACTTTCTTTCTTTAGGAACTTTTGAAGTTCTGAAGTAGAACCAACATATAAATGATTATGTTGTGTTTTAACACTTCCGTTTTCATCTTCTAACTTCTTCAATTTGGTTTGAACGTCTAGTAACTTCTCTGCAGTTTCACCTACAGTTTTAATTAACTGACCTGCTACTTCATATGCACGAGGATTCTCTGTCTCTTTACATACATCTAGAATACCATCTATTGCATCTTGTCCTCTTTCTACAAGTCCATAAAGATTTTCTCTAGTGTACTTATAGTCCGTTTGGACATTATCAGCCTTAGGTGGGGATTTGATTACTTGAGTTGTTTCTTTCTTTATTTCTGAAGAAATATCAAGTACATCATTTAATTTTGAATCTATATCTTTTGCCATAATTAACTTGCATCAGTCACTTTATCCTCTGTAAATGTAGAAGGAGCGCCATCATCATAAAATGTTACAGTTTCTGCAACAACAAAGGTGTCGCCTGGGTCTACTGAACCAACAAACTTGAGTGAAGTATTACTACTAATAGTAACTGCATTGGACACTACTATTGATAGTTTGTCTTCTGCAATACTTGAAATAGTTGGATTGGTTGTTAAGTTTGTTCCAAATACTTCATCACCCACACTTATACTATTATTTATTGCAGTTGAAAATGGTATTGTTGTGGAATCAGATACTGCAGTGGATGTCACTTCTGCGAATGCAGGTTCGTAATGTTTAACTTCTTTTATTAGACCTGAATCATCTATTTGACTTGTTGTAAATAACCCACTTGTTGTATTAATATAATCTCTTTCAATAACATTCTTAATGACTTTACCAGTATAAACAGGGCCAAAGTAGTTTAATTGCATTGTAAAACTTAGATTGTATTCTATTACTCGTCTTTCAGTAAAGTCCCCTTCATATGTATCTGCAAGTTCAACACTATTCAATACAATTGGTACATCTCTATAGTCGGTCATAGAATCAATCATCTTCATTGTGACTGTATATTCGGGTTGGAAATAAGGTATTATCTGTTCCACTATCTGTAAAGCGTCACTCATATTCTTCGCTAGAATACTTAAAGTGAACGATAGGTTGTAAGGTGCAGGTTGGTATTGATATGCTCTGTTAGACGTGTCAGCGCTCTCTAGCGTCATTTTCTGATGTCTTATAAGTTTGTTCTGTTGTCTTGCTGGGTCATACTCATAACCACTAAGTTCAAATGCTATACGAGGTAAACTAATTGCAGTTCTGTTATTGTCATTTAGATTTGGTTCTTCTGCAAGTCTTTGTAGGAATTTCTGTTTAGGGCCATATGAGATTGGGACTTTCTGTTCTGTTATTACAGTACCATCTTCCTTTATCTTCTTTACTGTTAAATTATTAAAAAGAGTTCCAAATATAGATACTGCTCGTTTTGTTGTCTCATTATAAAAGAATGTCCCAAACATTATGTGACCTCACCGAATGGATTTGTTTCAGAGAAGTCTAAGTATTCGTCTGCTTTTGTTTCAAAGTCTGTATTTTGTGCAGAACCATCATTACTAAATGTCAATACATCTTCTATAGATTGAATAGTGTATTCTGCAGCTGAACTTGCACCAATTAAAACATCATTATCTGCAAGTGTTATTGTATTATCTTTTACGGATAATAAATGATTTTGTGGAGACCATGAAACCACTTCTCCAACAACAACTCCATCTTTAGTGACATTCTCATTAACAGTATAATTACCACTACCACTATTAAACATGGTTAATTTAACTTGATATGCTTGGTCTAGTTCTACTAAGTCTGCGTTTGTTCCAGTATCAAAATCTTCTCCACTGTATTCAAAGAGTTCACATTGCAATTTAAATACAAATAATTTACCTACTTGATAGAATGGATTCTCATGTTCTACGAATTTTATTTCGAACATTGAACCACTAAGAGGGAAGTGTATTAAATCACCTTCGTTAGGTCTTAGAGATGTTGCAAGGTTAGAGTCTAATGATATGAATCTTTCCCATGTTCGTAAAGATATGACAAAGGTTGCAGTATCCCTTACTTGTACACCGAACTTACTAAAGAGGTCACCCTCTCCTTCAAAGCCATCAGTATTTTCTATATACATCTCTACAGAATATGCATCACCGAATGTTGATTGCACATCTTCACCAAGGATAGAATCTTCCTCTACAATTTCTCTTGGTAGATAGAATGTTTCGTGTCCATACATTCTTAACGACTCAACAACTAAATCCTCGTAAAGGTGTTGTTCAGTTGATACTGCATGGTTAAAAAATACATTTGTTGGCATAATTTATCCCATTAAGTCCATGACTGGCATTTCAAAGTTCAGTCTTGACTCTTCTTCTAATCTTGTAATCTCTTCTTGTGCTTCTGTTTTAATTTGTTGTGCATCAAGTGTAACCCCGCCTGGAAGTGCGATACCTTGGAACTTAGATAGATTCTCACCCCACTGATACTTAACAAGTGCAGTTGCATACTTCTTAAGGAACATATCGTTATATATGTCTGTAAAGTCTACAGGGTCTATTTTTCTATAACATTCTATTATTATGTACTCTCCAGCAGTTAACTTTGCAGTAGTATAATCAATATACAATCTATTTTGATGAGAGTTGTATCGTATTGGTATCTGTCCGACTAACATATCGTTTATTAATTTTATATGTTGTTGAACTTGTGAGTAGTATAGTACACTTGTTGATGTTAAATCCCAAAGGTCATTTAGTCTCAACTGATACTGTATGTCAAACATACTAGATGTTTGTCCTGAATTAAATGGAAATATTCTTAGTACACTTAACACATGTTCGGGTAGTGTTACATAACTTTTACTCTCTTTGTAAGATTGATTTGAGATTGCCTGTGTTCCACTTGTAGAACCAGTAAGAGTGTCATCTGTTTTAAATGAATCAATTTCTTCTTGTGTGATTTGGTGTTTTAAATACGTCTTAATGGAACCATTGTAATGATATTCATGAAAGTATTGTAATGCCTCATCAATTCTGTCATCTAACTGGTCATCATCAACATTAATCTCTAATACTGGAGCTCCAAGTTTCCTCTTTATATAGTCTTTTAAGGTACTTTTTGATGTTGGTTCTGCCATAGTATTCCTGTAGTAAATTTGTGTCTACTACTATTTATATGAATTTAGAACCTATTCTTGGAAGTAAGTCTTAGATTGTAGACGGTCTATCTTCTCGTCTATCCTGTTCATAGTAGCGATTAGTCTTTCAGACACAATTTCCACTTCTTCACGAGTAACATATTCTTTTGCTAACTCTTCTCTTGTCTTATTGACAAGTATATCTATTCTCTTCTGTTCGGATAAAAGGTTTCTTATTAGGAATCCTAAAGGTGCTAACACGAATGTTATCATAAGGTTCCAAAGAAGGTGAGTGTCTATTACTATTTCCATACTACTATTTAGAATAGCTAGTCGGTTGAAAGGTCTCCATTGGGATGAACATTATAAACAAATTCATCATCATTGTAGTTTGGTATGTCACCACTATGACCACCTTCAGCAGGATATCTCATTTCTATATTAAATGATATTGAATATCTTTCTTTATCAGTTACATTTGGTTCTACCATATGCATAAGACCACTTGGAAAAAGTATGAGTTTACCACCTTTGGGTTCAAATCCTTTACTCGTTGCAGTTCTAGGTGAGTTTGGAAAATCTGCGACAACTTTAGGATGTGTATCAATCATTTCAATATGACCTTCATCTCCATCTGCTTTTATATAAAACACACCACTATACCAACAACCATTATGCAAGTGTGGTTTGTTCCATGCAAGATGGTCGTTAATATTTGCCCAAGAATTTCCTATATGCATATTTGCTTTGTTACGGTCTAATCCATGGAAAGGCCATATCTCATCATAAAACATAGTTTGTATTCTATTCATTAGTTTTTGGAATGCAGGATTAGATTCACAACCATCATGTGATTGCCAACCAGTGTATGCATTAGAAAGTCTTCTACCTTCGGGGTCTTTTCTTCTCATACCATCCATAGTATCAGTAAGAAGGTCTAAGTAATTTTGGTCTACACCTCTATTTGAATCTAAACTAGGGTCTAGTAAATCTCTCTCAAAGATATATGTTGGGAAAAGTAATCTAACTGCCATCGAAATCAAACTCCAATTGTGTTTCTTCTGAAACTTCTTTGTTGTGAAAAGGACACTCGGGTGGTGGATTCTCTTCTTTATAAAGTTTGCCTTTTGGTTTCCAATAACCCTGTCTACGGTATGCACCAAACTCTTTTACACTGTCTTCGTCAAATTCTACTAACTGACTCCACTCTTGCATAGATTTATTTGTAGAAACTGTTCTATCGAACTCTGATGTTCCTGTTCCACGATTATCAATCCAAGATTTATGTGTATTGACTTGATAGGAACCAACCCACTTCTCTCTTTTATATGGTATTATCTGACAAAGAGGAGTCCCTTTTGGTATTACAAATGAGTAATCTACTTTAGGATAAAAAATTATTTGTGCATTGTCCATACCCACATTAAAGTCGTCTGTATCTATGATACCTTGCCATGTTGCAAAATGATTATTCTGAAATAGGAATGGGTCTAGGTAAAAACAAGAATAGCCAGGTGGTGTTTTGATATTCCAAGGGTTTCTCATTTTAAATGCATCCTTAATTGGTTTACCACCACCTAAGTATTCAAATGCATCTAGTGTTTGTGTTGTTGGATGACTATTAGAATTGTAACCACCCCCATGTGGGTCAAAGGTTGCGAGAGTATCACTACCTCTATCGTCTCCACCAATTCCGTTTATAACATGTATATCTCTATTTGCCAATAGTATCCAACCACTCTTTAACCAATCATCCATGGCTGGACAGGCACGAATGGTCTGTTGAACCGTACCATTTACTAACTCACCTGCTTTTGCTTTCTTCCACCAATCAGGTGATATAGAACTTGCAAGGACTGGTTTAAAGTCTTTGAGTGTTTCTTTATTATATGTGTGAAATTCTATCGTTGGCATCAAAAAACTCTGATTGGTCTACTAATCTTACTTCGTCCCCTCTCAAGACTAGTGACCTTCTGTCTATGTATCTTGCTGATGGAGTAGGTGCATCTGCACCATGAGGTATTCTACCATCAAACATTATTAATCTATTTGGTTTAAATTCTATTTCTGCAATCTGATGGTTGTCAATATGTTCTTGTCTTCCATCTAAACCTTGTTGCATCTTATTATATAGTCGTAACTTACCACCCCAATTTTTGTTCCAAAACTTATTGGTGTAGTATAGGAATGAAAGGTTCCAATCATCTTCTTCTTGACAATCTGC